GAAGAGGCATACGAAAGGTGTGGCTTGGAGATGAGAACTGGTTATGATGCTAAAACTGCCAGAAGGTCTTTGAATCTTATGTTTGCAGACTGGGCAAACAGAGGGTTAAATTTATGGACAGTAAAACAAGCAACTGTATCTGTTAGTTCTGGGACTGCTTCTTATACTCTTTTAGATGCTACAGTCGTAGATTTACTAGAAGTTGTATTACGAAATAGCAGTGGCACTGATTTCACTCTTACGCAAATGAGCCGTAGTGAATATTTAAGAATACCAAATAAAACAAGCACTGGACAACCAAGTCAGTATTTCTTTGACAGACAAGTTACACCCACAATTACGTTGTGGTCTACTCCTGATGACTCTTACACTTTGGTTTTTTATTATGTAAGACGAATAGAAGATGCAGATGCCTTGGTTAACACAACTGATGCACCCTTTAGATTCTTACCTTGTATGGCAGCTGGACTTGCTTATTACATAGCTATAAAACGAGCACCTGACAGAATACAAATACTCAAAGCTATCTATGAAGAAGAGTTCCAAAGAGCCGCAGCAGAAGATGCGAGTAGCACACCATTAAAGTTGACACCTAACATCTCATACTTGAGGTACTAATGGCTAGGTACGCAAGTGGTAAAAAGGCATACGGATATTCAGATCGGTCTGGCTTTCGCTATCGTTTGCGTGAAATGAGAAAAGAATGGAATGGACTAAAGGTGGGTCCAGATGAGTATGAAGCTAAACATCCACAGTTAGAACCTAATTATCCAGGCCCAGACCCCACAGCATTGTATGAGCCAAGACCAGACAAAAGAACAGAAGTATCTGTGGAAAACTTGTTAGGATTGAATCCGTTTTTATCTACAGTCAGTAGTGCGTCTATTACAGTCATAGAACCATCACATGGTAGATCAACAAGTGATACTGTTAGGTTCAGAGATGCAATCGGTTTTGATGGGTTTACAGCAACTGTTTTGAATAATTCATCTGGTTATGCTATAACTAAAGTAGATGATAATACATATACGTTTACAGCAAGTAGTGGTACTGCTACAACTGGAGGAATAAGAGGTGGTGGAGGATCTGTCACTGCTGGACCTGTAACATTGGGGACATAAATGAGTTTTACAAAAGCAACATTAACAACAGCAATACAAGATTATACTGATAATTCAGAAACAACTTTTGTAAACAACATACCTAACTTTGTAAAAGCTGCCGAAGAAAAGATACTAAAAAGTGTAGATCTAGATTATTTTAGAAAGAATGTAACAAGTGCGTTAACATCATCAGATGCTTTTCTAACAGTGCCTACTGATTATCTTGCATCCTTTTCTTTACAGATAACTACATCTGGATCTGAAAGTTTCTTGCTACAGAAAGATGTAAACTTTTTAAGAGAATACACACCAGCTTCAACAACAACTGGATTACCAAAATACTATGCTAGATTTGATGAGGATAATTTTATTCTAGCACCTACACCAAACAGCAATTATACAGTGCAATTAAATTATTTTTACAGACCAGCTAGTTTAACAGCAGGTTCTGACAGTGGTACAACATGGGTTAGCACTAACGCACCTTTTGCTTTACTTTACGGATCTCTTGTAGAGGCTTATACTTTTATGAAAGGTGAGCCAGATGTGATACAAAACTATAACGGACTGTTCACACAATACTTAGAAAGAGTAAAAGATCTTGGGGAGGCAAGAGAAAACAC